TGAAGTTTTTAAAAAAAAAAATAAAAAAGAATTTAATTATGAAATTAAAGAATGTGTTTTAAGTAAAAATCAATTAAAAAAATATATTGGAGGTGTTGGTAGTGATTCAGATGTATCTTCGCGTTCTTCAAGTCCTTCAAGTCCTTCACTTTCTTCACATTCTTCTGGTGCTTCACTTTCTCGTTCTCCTACTCCTACTCCTACTCCTATAATATTTGTAGAACCTACTGAAGAACAAGCAAGAACTCAGTATGCAGCAACTCGATATATGCAAGATCAACAATATTCAACAGAAAGACCTCCACCTTTTCCCCAAGACATGCTTTGGATTATAAATAGGCAGCAAGGATTACGGTGGAGTCCAGGGCATCACACAAATGGAACATGGATATTGACTTATCCAATGGTGCAGAATGGACAAGAACAAAGTATTATATGGCCTACTTATAGAGATGATAATAATAATTTTATGTCATGGAATGAAATCTATATGCGAAATGAACGCAATATAAATCAGACGGGTATGATTTTCAATTTAGAACTATCATCTGTTGGTTATGATCATTTTGAATATCAGTCTGATGCTAATGGAAATTCGGATCAATCCGATCAATCCGATTCAGGAGACAACAGTAGTGCTCGGAGTAGGGAATCAACTCCTGAAATCCTTATTGAAGGTGGATCGATTCGACTATCATCTAATAAGATTAAAAAACCATTAAATAAAAAGCTTCTTAAAATACCAAAAGAAATCATGTGGTAATAAAAAATGAAGAATATGAGTTGGAAATAGAATTATAAAAGAATAATAATTATTTAACCAGTAAAAAATTATTTTTTTTATATTTATTATATAAATATAAATATAAATATGCATATATATACAATTATAGGTTCAGAAATTGGTTATATTGGTGGAAATTATAAAAATGATAAACCTTTATTAGCAGCAAATAAAGCTGGTAAAGCTTTATTTAAAAAATTAGAAGATGTAAAATATGTAAAATATAAAAATAAGAAATCAATAAAATTTGTTTTAAAAAAAAAAAAAAAAAAAATAAATTATTGTTATGAAGTTTTAAAAAAAAAAAATAAAAAAGAATTTAATTATGAAATTAAGAAATGTGTTTTAAGTAAAAATCAATTAAAAAAATATATTGGAGGTGTTGGTAGTTTAGCTGCATCTTCCGCTGCATCCTCAGCAGGCACAAATGAAGACCTTGGAAATAGTGTCAGAGATTATAGTCCATCAACAATATCTAATCCTCCATCACCAATTGATCCACTGCTTGGTCAAGCAGCAATTCAGTATGGTTTTAATAATGATAGTACTTTGTTGGGTAATGTAGGTCCTACACAACATATACCTCAGGTATTACTGGAAGGACCTTCTGGTTCTGATCCACCAATTCTGGAAGTTGGAAATTATAATTCAGAAATTAGTTCACAAAGTAGTGATTTATCAGAACCTGCATCAGAACCTCCATCAGAACCTCCATCAGAAGTACAATCAAGAGAAAGAACTCCAGAAAAAAATGATATACCGTCCCCACAAAATTTAAGCCCGCAAAATTCAGTAGCTTCATTTCCAACATCATCAGATGCATCAAGTAAAAGAAGAAGAAATAGTAATGATGACAAAGGTGACAAAGATGCGAAATCAATGAAGTCAGGTGGAAATAAAATAATCAAATTATTATTATCAGCATTACCAATATTACAACAAAATGAAATTAGAACTAAATATAATATACCTAAATCTCATAATTCAGTTGATATAATTTTAAAAAATTATAATTTAAAATATAACGAAGAAACCAGAAGAAGTACTAAAAATTCAATTTATTATAATATTAAGATTAAAGATGGAAAATCAAAAAAATATGAGCCATATAGTGATAAATTAGATAGTAAATATTTTAAATTAGATATATCTAAAAAATAGAAATTAATTTTTATTAATTGGAATATAATTATCCCATATATTAATATTAGAATATGTAACTTTATTTTTTTTAACAGTTTTAGGATATTTTTCTTTAATATTAATCATAAAATTTTTACTTAAATTTTTAATTTTATCAAAATTTTCTAAATCTGTATCAGTCCAATTAATATCTTTATATTTTATTAAAAATACACTACCATATAGTAATCCTAATCTTTTTTTTTTACAATTAGATTTCCATTCAAATATAAATAGTTTATATAAAATATTAATAAAAGGTGATTGTGATAATTGTAATATAATATTCCATAAAAACCAAATACAATCCCCATCTCTTGTAGATTGATTTTCAATATAAATATTTTTTCTAACTATATATTCAATGGATAAACGAATTTTATTAGTTAATAAATTAAAATCATTACTATCATCAGATATATCATTAATTTTATTATAAAAAGTAATAAAACACATTAATATTTTACATGATATAGAGTATGATTCAGAAGTAGGAATAGGTAAAATTTGTTCAAAATTTCTAATATATTCAATTGATAATTTATTTTCAAAATCATTAATAACTTGTGATCTTAAATTTTTTAATTGAATAATATTTTTTTCAAAAATATTTTTACAAATATTACACATTTTAACACATAAAATTAAAGTATCATCAACTTTAATTGAATCAGATGTGATCCAAATATGTGTTAATTCAACAATATTTAACCATTTTAAGACATCTTCTTTTTCCATATTTAATCCAATATAATTACAAATTTCAATAAAAGTATCTGATAATTTATTAATTCGTTCATCATTCATATGTAATATAATACAAATATTTTCTAAAGATTCTTTAATATTACCTTTATATATTAAATTTTTAAGCATATATTTAATATAAAATGATTGTAAAATGAAATAATTTTAAACGCTTTTTAATTATAATATAATAATATTAATGATAAAATATTATTATAACTTATAGAATCAAATACAATTTTATTAAAAGATCCACCTCTAACATTATCAATACCATATTTATACATATAATATAAAACATAATAATCTAAATCATTTAAAGTTTTAAATTGAAAAATATCTAATATTTGAATAGGTTTATAAATATTAATCCAATCATTTTGTATATCATTAAAATGTTTAAAAAATATAGATATAAAGTCTTTACTTAATCCTAAATAATATTTATTACATTGTAATTTATATATATATAAAATCATTTTAAATTATATTTAAATTTTTTTTTGGTTTATTAATTTTTTTAAAAGATTTTTTTTTAATAATATTTTTGATCATTAAATTTATTATTATAAAATATATAAATAAATGATTAATTATAGATTTGATTATTATTTTTCATATTGGTTATTATTATGGGCAATAATAGTAATTATATTTAATAATTTAATTGCACCTTTTTATTCATTAATAATAGCATTTATAGTTCATTTATATTTTATTTTATATACTTTTATATATTTAAAAAATAATGATTTATTATTATTAATAATAGAATTATTAATATTATTAATTATAAAAATATTACCATTAATAATATTATATAATTATAATTACAAAAATATTTCATTAAAATTAGAAATAATATATGTAAGTTTTCTATTAAGCATATATATAATTTGGAAATATATAATTAATAATAAAAATTTTAATAATGAATTAAAATCTTTTCATAATAAAGGATTATCTAATAATACTCCAATTGTTTCAATTTTTAAATATTATTTTAAATAAAAGATGAACAGTATTATTCAATTATTAATTGAAGCAATAATTGTTGGTATTTCAACAATAATAATAGGTAATATTATTGGTTTTATTATAAGTAAAATAGTAAAAAGTAATTTACCAGAAATATGTAAAGATTGGAATAAATTTTATATAATGGAAATAAGTTTATTTTTAACAGGTTTTACTTTACATATTTTATTTGAAATATTAGGATTAAATAAATATTATTTTAATAGTATTTTTTTAAAAACTAAAAGAATAATATAAAAAAAATGATTTTTTTTTTTAATTTTTGATTAATATCAAAATGTCATCAAATGATAAAGAGTTATCAAGTGAAGTAAATCCATCTTATATTAATAAAAATTATGTGGAAACAGAAATTCCATATATTCAATATAATAATATTGAAATAAAAAATTATAAATTAAGTTTTAGAATTGAATTTGGTAAAGGAATTGATTCAACTATTGATTCATCTGATAATAGACTTAATTTTAAAGATAAATATCAAATTGATAAATTAGAATTTAATAATGGAACAATTAATTATAAAGTAACAGGTTATGAAGGACCAATTGTTACAAAAATTTCAAATATTTATATTGTTAATAATAATGAAGATTCTAATTATGAATATAAATATGGTATTGGATTTGCTCTTGATAAAGAACAACCTAAATATGATAATGATATAGATTCAGAACCTTATAATATTGAAAGAGATGGTAAAATGTGGCATGTATCTGGAAATGATGATAAAAAATGGAATTTTGATCAAAATGCAAGAGCTAAATATCAATTAAATATTAAATTTGCAAAAAATGAAGGAGATGAAATCACTAATTTTGAAAAATTATATGGAATGGAAGAAACAACTAAAAAAACTGGATTATTTTTCATTACTATTACAATTGTTGAATCTAAAGATTATAAAGTTAGATCAAAAGGTGCAACAAGGGGTGCAACAAGAGGTGCAACAAGAGGTATTAGCAATGCAAGAGTTGGATATGGTAGTGAAGCTACTACATCTTCAAAAAAATCTGAATATGAATATATTGATGTTCCAAAAATTATAATTCCTATTAGATTTAAAATTTATGATGATTCTGAAATAACTAATACTATTGTATCAAAAAATTTAGAATCAAGATCTAAAGTTAAAGAACTCCAAGAAAAGTTTGAACCAATGGATTTTTAATAAAAATGATAAATATAATTTATAATATTATAATTATATAATTATGAATATAAATGAAATAAAAATAATAATTATAAATAATTTAAATAATTTGAATATTAATATTATAGATTTAAATGATTTATGTATTGATAAAATAATATATTTTATTAATAATGATTTAAAAAGTATAATTAATTTTGGAAATACTTGTAAAAAAGAATTATTTAATTTTATAATTTAAAATGTATTAGTGAATTAATTAAAAATATTTGTATTTTAAATGAATTATTCATTAGAAAAACTTAAAATATTAACAATTTAAAAAAGATTTAAATTATATATTAGATACTGGTTTAATATCTAAAAATGTATATAAAATATTATATAAAGTTGTAAATAAAGATGAAAATAATATAAACTCATTATATTATGGTTCAGTACTTAATTGAATAATAGAATCAAGTTGTTGAATTTCAGTAGTATTATTTAATTTAATGTCCTCGCCCTCTTTATTTTCTTTCATATCAATTTCAATATTTTTATCATCTAAATGTGTTATTTCTAATTTACTATTTTGTTCAGCTAAAATAGATTTAGTTTTTGCACCAAGTAAAATACTTTCTAATAAATGATTATGTATAGATGTGTAAGTTGAACCAACTATTTGTAATTTATTAAATAAAACTAATTTTGTAACATTTTGTTTTAATTGAGTAGTACGATTACAGGCTAAAACATCTCTTAATACATTTTCAAATGTGCCTTTTAAATTTTTTAAAATAATAGTTGAAGTATTTGTTAGATAATCTTTATAATCCTCACGATTTTCACTTGATAAAAATGGATCATTGGATATACACAATACTTCTCTTTCACTCATATAAGAACTTATAAATGATAGAGGAACTCCTATATATGGATAATGTAGATAATCACTTGGTAATAAACGCATTATTCCAATTACATCATAATCATTAAAATCAATAGCTGCTACTGTAAATTCATAAGATGCAGATTGTGGTAATATATAGTTGTCCGGATCAGGATTTAGCATTCTTTTAATAATATCCAATTTTTTTGCAAAATATACAGTTATACTTTTTTCATAATCTTTAGTAACTTCTTTATAAAAGAAATGTGTTAATAAACTTAACATACCAACAAATGTTCCAGTCTCGTCGCTATCTTTAAGGACTCCAATTTTCTCAAAAATATGTGACATTTTTATATCTATCTCTATTCTTTCTTCTCCTTGTAGAAGTTCCATATACATATACCTAAACATTGCAAACATAAAGGTATCAATATCGTCTTTTGTGAATTTACCTTCAGAATGTTTATATTTTGAACCTTTTTTTACCCATTCATCTCCATTTTTTGTCCAGAAATTTAGTAATATTGCATAGTAAATTATTAATTCCATATAAGGGATATAAGTAACTCCATCACTAATATCCATATTACTTATAAATTGTTTTATTCTTATTTTTAGATTTTCAAATTCAACATTTGCAAAATCGTTAAGATAACTTTGTCTAACTTCAAATCTTACAAAATTAGCAATACCTTTTGTGTTAAAAAAATCATACCATATATCTGAATATTTTTTAATATGTTCAGTTTCTTTATTTGTTAATCCAATTGAACTTGCTATTAATTTAGGTTGTGGATTATCTTGTACACCTTGTGCATTTAACAAAAACCATTGTTCTCTTAAAGCCATATTTTCAAATGCTCGATATAAAAAAGCCCATTGAAGTGATGCATATGTTTTATTTTGTTTTAAATGTATTATAAGCTGAGTTAAATCTTTTAAATTCATTTTTTTTTGATCTCTGTTTCTATTGTTTTTAAATAACTTACATATAGGTGTTAATTTAGCTAATAGTTTAGGATCTAAACCGTTTTCTTTTTTAATAGGAGGGCCTAACCTTTTTAAAGTAGTAGTTTTTGGATGGAGATCATCTTTTGATAAAAACTTAATTAAAGGGTTTAATTTATCAAATAATTCCTTATCACGCATATTTCCGTATGTTTTTACTCGTATTCTTCCCCCCCCATCTATAATATTAATATTATAAAATAACAAATTAAATAATATAGATATTTTTTTAGTAGATATTTTTTTAGTAGATGTTTTAAGATCACATTTTGTTTTGTTAACTCCAAGTTTAGAAAGTAAATTAACATAAGTTCTATAACTTTTTGTTAAATCAATTTCAACTTCAAGTTTAAAATGTTTTGAAAATAATTCAGTTTTATTTACACACAATATAGATAACCAATCTTTAATATCTTTAATTTTATATTTTTTCTCAATTGTAAATATGGATTTTAAAACTTTAAAATCTTTAGTTTTTTTAATATCATTAATTTGTTCTAAAACAAACTTAATTGTTTTAGATTTTTTTATATCTATATTTTTACTATTTTTCAAATATTTTTCACAATATTTTTGAATAATAATAATAATTAAATCTAATTTTAATATTGTATTAGAATACATTTTATATAATAAAAAGATAAATTTTCCATAATAAAAACTAAATACAATAAATAATATTTGAGTTATTTAGTTTTTATTATGGAAAATTTATCTTTTTATTATATAAAAATATTTTTATTTTAAATTAATTATTAGAAAAGAGAATAAAAATGATATTAAATTTATAATATTTACTTAATAAATGTTTGATTTATTTGATATACATGAAAAAATATTAATTTATTATATTAAACAAATTACATATTATCCTAATATAAATAATATATTATATGTTAGAATAGTAAATAAATCATTTAAAAAGAAAATAAATTATGCTATTTTAAATTATAAAGAATTAATTTTTAAATTGAATAATAAAGATTTTATAAATTTAAAATTATCAGATTATGATAATCTTAATTTATTTTATAGAAATAAATTAAAAATAAAAATAAATAAATATGTTGAATTTTATAGTAATTATATTAATTTATATTTAATATTATGTATTAATGATAATATATATAATGCTTATGAAACAAAAATGATGATTTATAATACAATATATACAATAAGATCAAGAAAATTAATTTTTGAATTATTAGAAAAAGAGGATAAAAATTTTAAAAAAATAATAGATAAAAATATAAAATATGAGTTAATTTATGAAAAATGTAAAAATATAAAATATTATTATAAAGATATCAATAATTTTAAAAAAAATATAAATTATGCATTAGGTTTAAAAAATTAAATTATCAATTTTAATTAAATTATTATAATCATTAATTATATTAGTATATAAATAATCATTGTATTCATAATAATTTAAAATTAAAAATATTATATTATTATCAAATTTTAATAATAGTAAATTATTACATAATTTCTTATGTGTTATCATAAGAAAAGCTATAATATATTTATTTTTTTCAATATTATAATTATTTTTAACATAAAAAATAAATTCTAAATAATTTTGATTATATTTTTTAATATTAATACAATATTTACATCTATATTTTTTAATATTATTTTTTTTATTAAAGTGTTTCTCACAAATTATACATTTATTATATTCTAAATTTGAATAATATTTATACCAGTTATAAATTTGATTTAAATTATTTTTACTATAATTTATATAATATGGATGTTTTAATTCCATTTTTACTATTAATTTATTTTATTATTTTTAAATAAATGTGTTTGTATTTTATTTATTATTTTTTTGAAAAAAATAAAAATAATATACCAAATTTATCACCAGATACTTCTGATGACGAATTATATAATTTATCTGATTAATATGAGATAATTTATATTTAATATTTATGATTTAATTTACGTTTTTTATTAGTTATAGTATAATAATTATATTTTAATTTTTCTTTTAATTTAATATTTTCATCTGATATAATTTTAAATTTTTGATTTAATAAATTATATTCATTTGATAATTTATTAAAATCATTAATAATTTCTTCTTCATGTTTTGATAATTCATTATATAAATCATAATAACTATGATATTTATTAATTAAGATATTATATATTTTAACTAAATCATTATGTTTATTAATTAAATCATTATGTATATTAATGAAATTTAAATGTTTATCTTTTAAAATATTTAAATTAGCTTCTAATTCTTTATATTTATTATTAAAATTTATAAAAAAATAATAAAAAGTATTATAAGAAAAAGTTCTAAGAATATTAAACATTTATATTAATAAATATATATATTTATATCATTTTTTTAATAATTTTTAATAATTAATTCATTTGTAAAACTATTAGGATTATCTGGATTAATTCTTCTTTTAACTTTAATTTTATTAATTTTATAATTTTTAAAAAATTGTTTAACAAATTCTGTATCAGAATTACTAATAATAAATTTATTTTTCATTTTTAAACAAATATTAAATAATTTAGTATGTGTTTCTAAATCAAAACCTTCATTTGTATAATTAGTAAATGAAATTTTATTTTCAGGATAATATGGTGGATCTAAATATACAAAATCATTTTTTTTAATTTTAATTAAACTATTTTCAAAAGAATCATTTATAAAAATTACATTTTTAATTAAATTAGAAAAATTTAGTAAATTATCATAATTAATAATTTCTGGATTATTATAATTACCATAAGGAACATTAAATCCTTTATTACTTTCTCTAAATAATCCTCTAAATCCAGTTTTATTTAAAAATAAGAATAATGCTGATTTTTTAATATTATTAATTTTAATATTATTATATAAACCTCTCATTGAATAATAAAATTGTTCTTTATTATCTGTTAAATTATATTTTTTAATAATTTTTTTAATAACTTTATAAAATTTAATTGGTTCATTTTGAATTATTTTATAAAATTCAATTAATTCTTTATTTAAATCATAAGCATAAATTTTATTAGTTATTATAATTGAACCTTCTTTTTGTTTTTCTAATAATTTTAATAAAACAGATGCTCCTCCAATAAATGGTTCGTGATAATTTTTAATTTTAATAGGAAATAAATGAATAATTTGATTTATAATTTGTGTTTTACCACCAATCCATTTTAATAAAGGTTTAACATTAGTTTCCATTTTAATTTATTTTTATATTAAAAAATAAATTAAATGAATATTTCTTCTATAATTATATGTTTTAGATTAAAAATTTTTATTTATATATTTATAAAAAAAGATAATAATATTTATATAGAAATATGTGAAAAATATATAGATATAAATGATAATGACGATAATGAATATAAAATAATTAAAGAATCATTTAATGATACTTTATTAAATTTAAAAATAAATTATATTAATTTATATAATTTATATAAATTATCATTAATTTATCCAACATTTTATGAAAATAATATATTAACTTCAAAATATTATAATAGATTATTAACTTTATCTGAAAATAATATATCAATAAATTATAAAATTTCTTATATAAATGAAACAAGAATTTTATTTCAACCAACAATATTATTTATAAATAAAATAAAAGATTGTATATTTGATTATATTAATAAAGAATTAGATGAAATCGAAATATCAATTCAATATATATTATATGAAAAAGTAATTTTATTAATAATATGTTATTTAGAATATAATACAATATTAAATGAAAATTGTATATTAAAAATAAGTGAATATTTATAAATTTAATTCAAATTGTTTTTTTAATAAATATTTAATTTTATCTAAAATTATTTGAGATTTTTCATTATTTTGAAAATAATCATTATATTTTTTATATTTAATATTAATATCTTTATAAATTTCATAAAACAAAATAGTTGTATCATTAAATAAATTCATATTTTTTCCAAATAAATTTATATTATTATCAACAAAAATAAATTTATTATAATATCCTAACATATTATGTTTAATTTTTAAAATATAATTATCAGTTTGATTTAAATCTAACATTTTATTTAATAAATCAATATTAAAATCATTTATATCTTTTAATTGTAATATAATTAAAGAATAATTTAATTCTTCTTCAATAAGAATTGAATTTTTATATGATATTTTTAATTTAATTATTTCATTGTCAATATTAGATAATTTTTCTGACATTTAGTTATTAATAAAATTAATATTTCATTTTTTAAAATAATATATGGAATTTTTAAATGAAATACGTTATATTAATAATTTAATGATAGAAGAAAAAATATATACTTATAATTTATATGATAATATTATAAATATTAAAAGTAGAAATATTAATAAAAATATAAAAAGGATTTAATAATAAATAAAGCAAAATTTTTAGATAAAAAACTAAAAAAATATAAATTATATAATAATATATATTAAAATGAATTATGCATTAAATTGTGCAAATTTATGTTTATTAAGTTATATAGATAATTTAAATTATTTAAATTGTAAATTTATAAATAATTTAGAAACAGATACACAATGTTATATATTTTATTATTTAAATGAAATATATATAGTATTTAGAGGAACAAATAGTATTACAGATTTGAAACATGATATAGATATAAGAACAATTAAACCTTATAAAAATAATATAAAAATTCATAATGGATTTTATAAACAATATGAATCAATAAAAAATATTATATATAATTCAATATATAATATAAAAAATATAAAATTACATATATTAGGTCATTCATTAGGTGGTGCATTAGCATATATTTGTGCAGTTGATATATTTTATAATTTTAATAATCCAAATATAAATGTTTTTACAATTGGTTCTCCAAGACCTGGTAATGATATATTTAAATTTTTTTTTAATAAAAATATTAAAAACTCATTAAGATATAAAAATAAAGGAGATATAGTAACTAAATTACCATTACGAAGTGAATTTAAACATGTTCATAAATCAATTTCAATAAATAAAGGAAAACTTTATAAAGAAAAAATAATAAATAGAATATTTAATTTATTATTTACAATTGATTTAAAAAATATAATTTTAAATCATAGTATTGATGAATATATAAATAATATTAAATTATTAGAAATCGTCTGATATTTCAATTTTGTCTGGAATTGCACTTTTTCCAGTTTCAATATTAATACTTGCTATTTGATATTCAGCAACTTTAGCATCAAAGAAATTAGTTTTACCATCAACTGAACTATATTCCATAAAATGGAATGGATTTTCTTTAAAATATCTTTTATTATAACCTAACATAACTAATACTCTATCGCCAATATATAAAATATAATCTTTCATTAATTTACTATTCATACCAATCATAGAACATTTAATACTTTCATTAATAAATTGATCTTCAATATCAACTGCTTCATCAAACATGTTGTATACTATTTCTTCTGGAACTTTATTATCTAAATATTGATATAACATACAAGCAAATTCTGTATGTAAACTTTCATCTCTACTAATTAATTGATTTGCAAAACTTAAACCGGGTAATAATCCCCGTTCTTTTAACCAGAAAATTGCACAAAAACTTGCAGAAAAAAATACACCTTCAATAATAGCAAAAGCAACTAATCTTTGTGCAAATGAACATTCTTCATTTCCAATCCATTTTAAAGCCCAATCAGCTTTTACTTTAATTGCAGGAAATGTCTCAATTGCTTTAAATAAATCATGTTTTTCTTTTTCATCTTTACAATAAGTATCAATTAATAAACTATAAGTTTCTGAATGAACGGCTTCAATTGCAATTTGAAATGCATAGAAACATTTCGCTTCTGGGATGTTAACATCTTGTAAAAATCGTGTTCCTAAATTTTCCATAACAATACCATCACTTCCAGCAAAGAAAGCAAGTATATGATTAACAAAAAATTTTTCATCTTTACTTAATTTGTCTAAATGTTTTAAATCTTCTGAAAAATTAATTTCATCAGCAACCCAATATACAGATGCTTGTTTTTTATACATTTTAAATAAATTATTATATTTAATAGGAAAAAGCACATATCTATCAGAAGCATCTACATCTTGTAGTATTTTTTCTTTTTCATCATATTTATTTGAATGAAAACTTATTTGTTTAGACATTTACTTATATATAATATAATTTATATAATCTTTATATAAAATATTTTTTTTAATTTTATATAAAAAATAGTATTATACTAATAATATAATTTATATAAATTATAAATAATTATATAAAAAAAATGATTTAAACATATTTTATTATATAATTATTATATATTTAATGTCATTTGATGAAAGAATTGAAACAATATTAGACATTTATTTTAATCAAGGAGGAAATGTCAAATCTTGTCATCAATTAGTTAAACATCAAATAAATAGTTATAATGATTTTATAGAAAATAAATTAGAAAAAATATTAACAGGTTATAATCCAATAGTTGTTAAAAATGATTTTGATGAAAATATAAAAGATTATAGACAAAAAATATATTTATATATGGAAGATCCTCATTTTACAAAACCAATATACAAAAAACAAGATGGAACACAAATTAATATGACACCTAATATGGCAAGATATGATAATTTAACATATTCTGCTGATCTTTATATAAATATAAGAATTATTACAGAATGTTATAATAATGATAATACTGTAGAAACTAAAAATAAAAAATTAAATGATATTTATATTGGAAAATTACCAGTAATGGTTGGATCTAAAGCATGTATATTAACAATAATACCAGATGAACATATTAATAATGAATGTAAATATGATATGGGTGGTTATTTTATTGTAAATGGTAATGAAAAAGTTTTAATTTCTCAAGATAGAATTAAAGAAAATTATGTTTTAATTTTTAAACCAGCAAATAATACAGAAAATATACATGCTGAAATAAGATCAACAAATGATTCTGCTTATCTTCCTGCTAAAACAATTTCATTAACAGTTAATACTAAATCAAATCATATGGGAAGAGTTATTAGAATTAATACTTCTTTTTTAAAATATGAAATACCTGTATTTATTATGTTTAGAGCTTTAGGTATTTTAAATGATTTTGATATTATTTCACATATTATTTATGATATTAATTCAGAAAATCATAAAGATATTTTACAACAACTTAAAGCATGTTGTGATGATGCTTCAGGAATTTATACAAGAGAAGATGCTATTGATTGTATTTTAAGAAATATTACAGGTAATAGTAGAAATATTAAAACTCATAATATTGTTGAAAATATTCTTAAAAATGATTTTTTACCTAATATTTCTAATTTTAATAAAAAAGCTTTATATTTAGGATATATGATTAAAAAAATATTAAATATATATTTAGGATATGATAAATATGATAATAGAGATAGTTATATGAATAAAAGAATTGATTCTCCTGGAATTTTAATGAGTAGTTTATTTAGACAATCTTATGGAAAAATAACAAAAGAATTAAAATTAATGATTGAAAGAGATATTGGTCTATGGAGAGCAAATAATAATAAAATTTTTGATTTAATTAATGATAGAACTCATATTACTAAATATTTTAAACAAAGTTTATTGGATAGTTGGTTAAAATATGCATTAAGTACTGGTAATTGGGGTATTAAAAGTATTGGTAGTTTTCAAAATATAAAACAAGGAGTTAGTCAAGTTTTAAATAGAATGTCATATTTAAGTACTTTATCGCATTTAAGACGAGTTAATACAGCAATGGAAAAAAATGGAAAATTAGTTCAACCAAGAAAATTAGATATTTCTCAATTTGGTATGATTTGTCCATGTGAAACTCCAGAAGGAGCTCCTGTTGGTTTAGTTAAAAATTTAGGTATGAGCACTAATATTTCATCTTATGGTTGTAATTTATTTATTAAAGAACTCTTAATTAAAAATAATGTAATTGAATATAATCAAGATATTACTAATTATTCTGAATATTTAAAAAATTTTGCACATCCTTATAATTGTTTTATTATAATTAATGGTGAAATTTTTGGATATCATACTAATCCTATTGAATTATTTAAAATTTTAAAACAATATAAAAGACAATCTATAATTAGTCCTATAACTTCTATTTCTTTAAATTTATTTTCAAGAATTTTACAAATTTCTACAGAAGCAGGTAGAATGTATAGACCATTATTTATTGTTGATGAAAATAATGAATTAAGATTAAATAAATTTATAAAAAAGTATGGATTAAATGATATTAAAAAATGGACTTTTGAAATGTGTATATCTCCATATACTGGTAATAAAGAAGAATTAGAAGGATTTATTGAATATTTAGATATTGATGAATTAACTCATTCTATGGTTGCTATGTATCCAACAGATTTATTAAAAGAAAAAGAATATAATATACTTGCACCTCAATATACATATTGTGAAATTCATCCATCATTAATGTTTGGTGTTTTAGGTGCAAATATACCATTTGCTAATCATAATCAAGCACCTCGCAATACTTATCAATCGGCGATGGGAAAACAAGCATTAGGAGTATATATGAGTAATTTTAATGATAGAATGGATACTATTTCTAATATATTAAATTATCCACAAAAAGCTTTAATACATACAAAATTGAGTAAATATACACATACATCTGAATTACCCGCTGGTATTAATGCTGTTGTAGCAATTATGACATATAGTGGTTTTAATCAAGAAGATGGTATTATTGTTAATAAAGATGCTGTTGATAGAGGATTATTTGTTAGTACACATTATAAAACATTAAAAGAACAATGTAATAAAAATCAATCTACTGGTGAAGAAGAATTTTTTTGTTTACCTGATGAAAATGAAAGAAATAAACAATATAATTATTCTAAATTAGATAAAAATGGTTTTGTTCCTAAAAATACATATGTTGAAAATAATGATATTATTGTTGGGAAAATAATGCCAAAAAAAATAAAAGGAAAAATTCATAATATAGATACAAGTGTTTCAATAAAACCAAATGAACAAGGTATAGTAGATTTGAATTATGATGAAGTTAATAATGAAGGTTATTGTTTTTGTAAAATGAGAATAAGAAATCATAGAATTCCGGCAGTTGGTGATAAATTAGCTTCAAGTATTGCACAAAAAGCAAGTATTGGTATGATTTATAATCAGGAAGATATGCCATATACAAAAGAAGGTATTGTTCCTGATTTAATTATGAATCCACATGCTATTCCATCAAGAATGACAATTGCACAATTAATGGAATGTGTTTTAGGCAAAGTTGCTTGTTATGAAGGAAAAACTCAAGATTGTACACCTTATAATCAATGCACTGTTGAAGAAATTTGTAATAAATTAGAATCATATGGTATGCAAAAATATAGTAATGAAATTTTATATGATGGATATACTGGAAAACAAATTAAAACTGAAATATTTATTGGTCCTACATATTATCAACGATTAAAACATATGGTTGTTGATAAAATACATTCAAGAGGTTCTAATGGACCTATTGTATTATTAACCAGACAACCTTCAGAAGGTAGATCTCGTTCTGGGGGTTTAAGGCTTGGAGAAATGGAAAGAGATGCTATATTAGCTCATGGAACCAGTTTATTTTTAAAAGAAAGACTTTTAGAATGTTCTGATAATTCAAAACAAATTATTTGTAAAACATGTGGAACAATAATTATTGCAAATAGTGATCAAAATTTATATACATGTTCCTATTGTAGAAATGAAACTTCTCCTAGTCAAATAAGAATTCCATATTCATTTAAATTGCTAAGCCAGGAACTTCAAAGCATGTCTATAGCTGTTAGATTTTGTATATAAAAATTATTTAATAATTTTTAAATTCCAATATATTTCATCAGTAATTGTCCATTTACTATTTTTTTCTAAATTATCTTTTATTAGTAATGGTTGTAAATTTTTATAATTACAACATTTTAAAAATTCATCTTCTTCGTCTAAATAAAATTTAGATATAGGTTTAATATGATCAATATGAATATTGTAAATTGTCATTTTATCTTGATCTTTTTTATCAATATTAAATAAATCTATTTTATCTTGAAAATATTTAACAAAATATTCTATAGAACAACCAAGATATTCAATAGATTTATTTTTTTTATTTAAAGTTGAATATTGAAAACAACGTCTAATATGATCTCTTTGAATTTTAATTAAATATAATTGTAAATTACAATCTTTACAATTAAATTTATGACGATTATGAATACAAACTTGTGATCCATTACATTCTTTACAAAATTCTTTTCTTCTTTTATGAATACAAAAATCACTTGGATTTTCTTTACATTCAAAACATCTTTCTATTCTTTTATTATGAATACAAATTTGAGTTCCTTTACATTCTTTACAATAATCTTTTCTACGATTATGAATACAAATTTGTGTTCCATTACATTCTTTACAAAAAGCTTTTTTTTTATTATGAATGCAAATTTGTGATCCATTACATTCTTTACAATATTCTTTTAATTTATTATGACTACAATAATTATTACCATTACATATTTTACATCTATCTTTTCTTTTATTATGTTCGCAATATAAATTACCACATTCTCTACAATGTGCTTTTTGTATTTTGTGTTCGCATAATGCGGAACCATTACATTCTTTACAATTATATTTTATAATATTATGTTTACAATAATGCTTTTTTCTACAATTATAACATTTTTTAAACCATTTACCATTTTTATCTTGATCTGTCTCTTTATCTAATATTTTTGAACATTTTTTTAATGAACATAACATAACATTATATTTTGTATAAAAATAATAAAATGTTAATATCATTTTTTTTTTATATTTTAAAATCTTACAATTAAATTTTTATAAATATTTTTTATATTCTTCTTTAAATTCTTCCCATTCTTTTCTTATTTCTTCATTTTTAATTTTCATAATAGCTTCCTTATTTTTATAATTTTTGTTTTGAAGACATATCCATGATGCTAATTTATTTTCTTCTGAATTTTCACTTTGTCTTGGTTTTTGTTTTGGTTTTTGTTTTTTTATAAAAATAAACTCTTTAACTTTCTTTAATTTAAATCTCCATTTTTCTTCAAGTGTTAATATATATCCAGCAATAAATATATATTCTCCATATTCTCCATATTCTTCTTTAAATTCTTCCCATTCTTTTCTTATTTCTTCATTTGACATAATTTTTGTGTTATTTTTATAATTTGTTTTTTGATGTGATATCCAATTACGTAATTCTTTTTCTTCTGGATTTGTAGAAGAACAACTTTGTTTATTTTTATTATCATTAATAAACTTTTTTGCTTTTTCTAATGTAAATCTCCATAGTTCTTTATTATTAAATATTTCATATTCTTTTTTAAATTCTTCCCATTCTTTTCTAATTTCTTGATCTGACATAATTTCTACATTTTTTATATAAGTTTTATTTTGAGTATCTAACCAATATGCTAATTTAATTTCTTCTGTATTTGTAGAATTTTTATTTGGTTTTTCTTTATTTTCATTATCATTAATAAACTTTTTTACTTTTTCTAATGTAAATCTCCATAGTTCTTTACCAGCAACAAATATATATTCTCCATATTCTTCTTTAAATTCTTCCCATTCTTTTCTTATTTCTTCATTTTCCATAATACAGGTCTTATTTTTATAATTTGTTTTTTGAGTACATATCCATAATGCTAAAGTTCTTTCTTCTGAGTTACTATTTTGAATTGGTCTCTTTTTATATTTATGAATAAACTCTTTAACTTTCTTTAATTTAAATCTCCATAATTCAACATTACCTTTAATACATTTACCTAAACTATCAAAAACCAATTCTATTTTTGTTTCCATTAAGTTTTCTTTTTGAATATCATCATCATCATCTTCTTCATCTTCTTTATATTCTTTATTTATTTCAATATCTATATATCCACCTAATTTTTTATTAATACATCGGTGTTTTATTTCTGGATCATTATTTGCTAAAACTCTTAAAATAAATTCTAAATCTTTACTATCATCTGTATTTATAAACGGAAGAATTATATAAGCATATAATTTATTTTTATATTTTCTTAAAGCTCTTCCTACAATTTGAATAATTGTTTTATCATTCTTACTAATATGATATAGAATTACACCATTACATATTTTAGCATTAAAACCTTCTATTAATATACGAACATTTACTAAAAATTTGATATTACCTTTCTTAAAATCTTTTATTATATCTTTTCTTTGTTGTTTTGGTGTATTACAATCAATATAATAAGCACAATTTTTACTAATACTGTTTAAAATTTCAGTTATTTTCATTCCTTCTGCACAACGACTTGAATAAATTATCATATTTGTATAATTTTTAACAATATACTGACAAACTGATATATCATTTGCATTATCTTCAAATATTGGTATTTTAATTTGATAATCTGTTAGAATACCTTTATTAATTAAATCTCTTATTTCAACTTTATAATATAAATCGTTATCATTATCAGGATTATCTAAAGTAGCTGATAATAATATGTTATTATTATTTTCATTAATATTATTATTAATAATAGTAGTATATTTTGTATCATCTTCTTCTATTTCTTCTTCATATATTTCAGGTTTTACAATTCTATGTGCTTCATCTGTAACTACTCTATCATAATCTTGTAAATTACCTACCAATTCTACACTATTATAAGTAGTAATCGTAATTAATTTATCATTATTAAATGTATTATTACCATCGCCTAAACATTGAATATATTGTTTTAATTCTGGTCTTATTTCTTCTATTTCGTCATACCATTGTTTTAACAATATTATAAGTGGAACAAGAATAACATATTTTTTATTTAATTCAATACTCATAATAAATACATATGTTTTACCAGAACCTGTAGGCAAACATAAATATATATTTTTATTTGGATTATCTTTAATTAAATTAATAGCAGTTATTTGATAATCTCTTTCTTCAATAATCTCATCGTTATTTTCAATAATTGGTGGATTAGCTTTTAAATTATTACAATAATTATAGAAATCTTTTAATTGTAAAGGTTTATCAACACATATATTAAAATTTAAATGTTCTTGTAAATTTGATGATACTTTAGAACAACTATTTCTAATTAAAATAGGTTCTTGCCATTTAATAAATCTTTTCTTTGTAGTATGATCATATTGATTTATTTGAGCAACAAATGTAGATATTTCTTTCCAATTTAAAGGATTAGATCTTAATTTAACTTGTCCAATAATATCTTGTTTATCACAAAGATCAATACCAGTATCTTTTTTAGATAAATTATTTTCTTCTTTGTAAATCACATCCAAATCATCATAATGATAAATTTTTCTATTATATTCTTTACTCAATATAATAGCTGAATAATATTCAAAAGGTTTTGCTAATTCATAGAAATTACATTTAGAAATATCTTCATAATCTTTGATAAAATTATAAATAATTTCGTTGTAATTCATATTTATAAAAATAATAAAATGTTAATATCATTTTTTCTATTTTATTTTTTTGATTTGTGATTTATATTTTGCAATATTTAATATAAAATTTTTTTATAATTTTAATACTATTAATTATATAATCATAATCAATATTTGAATATCTTTGATATTCATTATTTTTACAAATGTAA